CTGTTGGTAATTTTTCTAAATGTAATGCTGTTGATCTTGTGTTTTGAGCAATCATTGAATTAAAACACAAAATCATTAATATGTATATAAATATTCTAAGCCTCATTGTATAAATAGAATTTTAGGTTGTTATCGTTTGTAATTGGTAATGCGATTATTTCTGCAATAATGTAGGCGGTGTTTCTAAAGCCTCTAATAACATCTCCAATCTCATGATTGGATTTATCGGAATTAGTGGTTTTGTCTGTCCAGTAGCCATTTATAAAAACCTCGGTTGGTGTTTGGTCTGCTGCGCCAGAAAGTTTCCAAACAGTGTCATTACTATCAAATAAAGCGAGTTTAGGATCTGTGCCAACTCCTTCATCTATTACTGCATAGGCTCCTGCTTGGGCGGTTGGATATGCTGCTTGCAATAGAGGTAAAGAACTAAAAACACCATAATTTGGGTTTGGGGTTTCTGAGCCTGTTACGGCATCTACTCCATCTGCTAGTTCTATTAATATGTTGGAGATTTCTGCAAAATCTTCTGCAGTAGCCTCTTTAGTCCTATCGTTAACCGGGTTAACGTTGGTCTTGTTTTTTAAGGCTGCAGAAGGACGCGTTATTGGCATTCGTTTTACTTTTTACTCAAATTTGATGGTTCTATGCTTTTGAAAAAAGGACATTAAAAAGACACTATAGATTTTGTGTTTGATGGTTGCACAAAGTCTACTGTTGCTTTTGGTTGATAGTCTGTAAACTCTGAAGGATTGGCTTCTATTAATGTAATTGCTTTTTTTAGGTGTTGCTGTGCTGCTACCAATCTGTCTTGATATAAATTGTTGAGTTGTGTTGGATCTAACGGATTGGTTTTGTAACCTTGAAAATCGTCTAGTCTTTGGTAGATACCAGATGGTGTAATATCGAACACGCCTGTGGTTGCAATTTTTGCTACTGTAAAGTTTACCATTGCGGCTTGTAGCACATCTAGTACTTCTTTATGAATAGCCTCTGCAGCAGCTGCTATAGTTGTAAGCGTTGCTGTATTTAATAAGGGAGCTATGTATTGGTGGTGCACCTCTAGTAAATATGGTTTTAATGCCAAGAAGGTTCTGCGGCTGTTTGAAATATTAAACCAACGGTTAAAGGTGTCTGTGCGCTTTACCAATAATTCTGAAAAAATGGTGTAGCCTTCTGTTGCTTCCCAAGGATCAAAGTCTTCTACATTGGCTTCCATTATTTTTAAAGCTTCGTCTATGGCATTAAAACCTGCATCTACAACAGATCTGCGCAAATCTCTTATTTGCCACCATTCTGCAGGCTTGGTATATTCTGCAGATTCTACTAAAATCGCCTCATCTGTTACAGATAGCTGCGCTAATGGCAGGTATAAAAACCATGCTAAATTTGCAGAGGCTTCTTGAAATAGCTTGTAGGCTTTAAGTTCTGTGCCTGTTGGCTTAGTTGCCGCCCAAGCGTTATACAGGATCTCTCCAATAATTGATACTATAAATTTACGCTCTGCTTGGTTAACGTAGGGTTGGATGTTTTCAAAAGTTACAGAGTTATTGATTGAAACGTAACTCTTAATGTCTTCTGTAGATTTTATGAGTGTTGCCATTACATTGTTGTTTGAGTTCCTGTTGGGTTTTTATCTAGGGTTGTGAGTTCAGTATTGGCAAAGTCTCCTTCTAGGTCTGGGTCCCAACCATTATAATCTCTTAAAAGTTCCCATACTTCTAATGTGATTTGTCTTTTGGTTTTAAATAATGAAGTAAGTATTGAAAAGGCTTCTCTTTTGTCTGAGCCACTACCTGTATTCATTTTACCTCCTGGTATGCCTGCTCCTAAAAGCGAAGGGTCTACACCCATTGCAAACATAATTTCTGAATTTGCTGCAGAGGCTTCTGGTAGGTAGGCACCATCTTTTAATTTATCGTCTACTGCGGTTACTTCTATACCTTTGGTCCAATTGCCATTGGCGTCTTTATAGGTAATAGATTGTATTGATTTACCTGCGTTTTTGTTGCCACTCAAGTGGTTGTCTATAGCTTCTGTGAGTTGGTCTCTTATTTGTTTCTTTTTCTCATCGGTAAAATCTGCCCATTGGTCTTTATAGGTGCGTGTAAAATACTCTTCTGAGATATGCACTACATGCTTTACATTGATTTGATTTTGAAACAGGTGTTTTTTGTACTCTGGTATAGAGGCTGCAACATCCATCCAACCATTACGGTAGATAGCGTGCCAATCTGCTTCTGGATAGTAGGTTTCGTCTTGCAGTGGATAAAACACTGGCATTACAAACTTGTATATTTTCTTTTTCTTGCAATACTCTTTTATTTGTTCTGCAGACCACCAAGAGTCTATTGCTGCAATGGTTTCTACATACTCTGAGTCTTCTTTGGTGTTAGGCTCCCACTTATGGCAATAGTAGATATTTTCTATTAAGCCAGTAGCTTCATTTATTTTTTGGAAGCGGCATTTTGAAGTTTGTAATCGCCTTACAGATGTAATGGTGTTAAAATCTTTTGAGAGTATAAACTCTGGAAACGCAATGTATAGGTCTTCTAGATCTGCAATGGTTTCTACCCAGAAACGCTCCATTTTACAGGTTCTAAAGAAGTCTCTTATTTCTGTGTGGTCTATTAAAGAAACGAGTTCTTTAGATTCTTTTCCGTTTTCTGTGTTGGGTTTGTAGAGCTTAAAACCTTGACCGTAATGTGTAGATTTTAAAAAGCGTGCTCCAGCAGAGCCTGCGCCATTTAATTTGAGTGTTTTTATAAAGTTTTGAGGGTACTTATTGTCTTCTCCCCATTTGGCAATTTTACCAGAAGATTTGTCTTCTGGATTTACAATGGTATGTGATTCTGATGTTTTACCAAAAGAGAAAACTGTGCCAGAACCATGGCCAAATGCAACGTCTCCATGTCTTGTGATATTACCCATTAGTAAATAACTTTTTTATTGTTAAACTCTATGATGTAGCGTATTTTAATTTTGATAGGGTGTGCATGAGGGTTGCTCATGTCTCTAATATTACGTGTATAGTTTTTCCAGTGCTGTGGGTCTTTTTTTATTTTACTACGTTTTTTTGGTTTTGTACGTAGTGCTTGCACTGTGTTTGCATGCGGATTTTCTTCTGCCATTAGCATTTTGGCTTTTTCTAATCGCAGCATACGACCTCCTGTTTTTGAAAACTGATTGTAGGTGCGTACCGCAATAGAAAAAACGGGTGCCTTGCCTTTGGAATCTAGGGTTGCCATTTGCTTTAGCACATCTTTTAAATAAATGGTTTCTTGCGACATATAGGCAAGGTGCAACTTGAAAGGGCTAAAAAAAAGGACATTAAACAAGCGTAGTGTTTGTAGCTAAAAAAACCACTCTAGCGAGTGGTAAAAACCTCTTTCTACCTTACGGGGTATATTGTTTTTATTAACTACAAACAGTGTCTATATCTTGCCAGTCTTCTGGATTAACGGTTAGTGGTTGGTGCATTAAGAATTGCCCCACAAAACGATAGCCGTATAATTTTTCTGTAAATAATGGTCCTACTTTGCTGTAGCGGCAATCTTCTACATAAAAGAGGTTGTGTAATATGTGCCCTGGTGTTAGAGAGTCTTTACGCATACGCGCCAATATTTTTAAACCGAGCTGTTCTACGCCGCTTAGTTTTTGGTTTTGATCGTTAAAATCTCTGTTGGCAGGATTGTCGAATATTGTGAATGCCCATGTGCGTATGTTTACAGATTGTTGGATGGATGATTGTGAGAAGTCTCCTTCATAAGATTCTAATGCCATACACGGCATTTGCACACCGCTTCTAAAACCTTGACGTATTTCTGTTAGGTCTATTCTAAAAAAGTCGTTCAGACCGTTTAGATTGTCTGCTAAACTTTGCATGTAGTTAATGTATTCTAGGTGTGTCATGATTTAGGTAGGTTTAAAAGATCGTGGTTGTAAATACTTAAAAAATCGTATAAAAACGTATTGTTAGTGGCCTGCAGTTTCGATGGGTCTCCTTGAATTTTGTCTAGTATGATCTCGCCAAAACTGATGTATTTCTTTTTTATTTTGGGCTGCTGCTGTTGGTCTTCTGGTGCTTTTGGAAATATTGCAGGGTAGGTGTCTTGTATGTGGTTCCTGCAGCCTTCGTAAGCATAGGCAATTGTTACGAGCTTTTTGTAGGGTAATGGCAGAAAAAGGTCTGCTCTTTTATCTACTGCTTGTTTTATAAATGGCTTGCGTGCATCTAAATCTGAAGGTGTTGGATTAGCTTCGCGGAATAGCGATGCACATAGAACTGCAAGCCATATTTTGTTGTTGGTTTGACGCCAGTTGTAGTAGGCGGAGTCTGCAAAAGAAAACTCTGCTATGGTGGAGTTACGCAGGCGCATGTCTGGACTATAGTATTTTACACCTTCTATTTCTATATATTCTTGAAATTTGGTGCGCTCTATTCTATTGTATAAAAATTTGGTGTAGGGTTCAAAGGCTTCTGGTCGCATTTCTTTTAATGCGGTTTTAATGGTGCGCCATGGGTTACCTCTTAGAAGTTCTTTTGATAACTGCATATAAAGTAGGAGTGCTGACTCTTTGACTGCCTCGGCATTGTCTTTTACTACTGAGTGGTAGCACTCTAGTTGGTAAACAATGTTTGAGAATTGTTTATGTGAGAGGTCGTTCCAGCGTTGTGGAATGGTTAATTCTACAGCCATAGTTTGTAATTTACAGCAAGGTGTAGATTGGTGGGCGGTTAAAAAAGGACATGAAAAAACCCACTCGAATGAGTGGGTATGAATTATTGTGGCAAGGGTTTTACCGTAAAGCACATAGCAGGCTTTTCTTTAAAGTCTCCTTCGTAATAGAAGTCTGTTTTAAAGTTGAGTTCTTGTAAAACATCGTGCACATCTACTTTGTAAACCCATTTACTAGGCAATACATTTATTAGCATTACATAAAATTCGTCTAAAGAGATTGGTACAGATTCTTTGTCTGATTTTTCTGAAGGCTCAAACATCTTAGAGATGTATTCTCTTATTTCTGGTTTATAGTCTGTTTTCATTGGATTATTTCTAATTCGTTTTAAAAAATTAACATACCATTCTGGAGATGTTTCTTCAACAATCTCTGCAAATATAGCATCAAGCTGCATGATGCGCTTGGTTTGTTGGACAAAGTTTTTGTAGTGTTTTAAAAAACTCTTCTAGTTGCTCAAATGCTTGTAGTGCATCTGCACGGTCTTGTTTGGGGTCTGCCCAGTCAGACTGCATAAAGGCACGAAGCATTTGTTTAAGGTTCTGTTGGTAATATGCAGGGCCTGCATATTCTAATAAAGCGTGTACAGCTTGGTGTGCTGTACTGGGGGTGTTTTGAATTTCTTTTGACATATCGAAAATTTTAAACAGCGAAAACCCATGTTAGGTGTGTCAAAACAAGTACGAGACTTGGATTACCTTACTTTCGTTACGGCCACCGTGACGGGTTTTCTTATCGTTAAATATAATTGTCGAGATTTCTCTCGCCTTGCTTTGACGAGACAAACATACAAAAAAAAGAACACTTTAAAAATAAAGTGCTCTTTGGTTTGCGGCAATGGTGGGTTTCTATGAGGTTAGTTTAAAACGAACGAGTTAAGTTTTGATGATTCGTCTAAAATATATTTGTATTTAAGAACATCTTGAATGGCTTTGACTCTTGAAGCAGATAACGTTTTGTCCGCATGGAATTGGTCTCCTTGCAATCTATATTTAACTGATTCTGCAGTAAACATTTGTTGTAAAATCAACAATGTTGATTCTGTAATAATATCATCTGAAGATTCCCAAACCTTAGTGGTGTTATCCGTTTTTGGAGTGGAAGCAGGAAAATAAGTAAACCTTTCCCCATCTATTAAAAAGGTGGCTTTTCTCCAAAATATCCAATCGTCTCCGTGATATCTAATTACCATTCTTGGATCTAAAGATTGGTTGTCTTTCATTCCGAAATAACAATATATGTTATTTCCGTATGTTCCGTAACCGGTCTTTGAATAAACCCAAGTAATTCCTTGAAATTCATCCTTCTGAAATTTCATCTTCTGTTCTAAATTCTTTAATGATTTATCAATAGTTGACTTAGATGTTTCAAACTGTAAGTTAACAGCAGTTCTAATTGAGTCTATTTGAACAAAGTTAGAATCAAGTTGAATGATTTGACCTAAAGCTTCATTTGCCTTTAGAAAGTTTGATTCGTTTAAAGAGCTCAATGCCAGCGAATAGGCGTCTTGAAGTTTTTTTTGAGATTTCTCAGAATTGTTACTGATATTATTTTCACTTGAGTCAAAAATAAATGTTACAATAACTCCTAGAAACATAAAGGCAACAAAGCCT